TAAGGTAAGGATTGCAGCAGCCGTGCATGACGAATTGATTCTTTTAGTCAAAGAAGATATTGCTAATGAATGGGCTGAGATTCTTAAAGAAACAATGGAAAAAGCGGAAGCGAAATGGTTGGGTGACGTTCCAGCATTAGCAGAAGTATCCGTTGGCGACAAATGGAGTGAGGTGCACTGATGGGTAAAGAAACACGTAAGTTTGATGAGATTCCTAACTCTTTTATGGAATATATGGGTAAACCAAATGCCAGAATAAGAATTAGAAGAGTAAGACCCATTAATAGAAAACCTAAATTAATTCCTAATAAACCTAAAGGCTTCGCTGATGACAACAGAACAAAAAATTCAAGCAGCTTTGAAACGCATTGACGAATTGAAACTGCTTATTGAATACTGGTCTAAGACTAAGTAGAATACTACAAGAGTCAGGTGTGTTATGCAGGATGATATAAGGGCTGATCTTATGAGGGATCTATATAAACAGATCCCCAAAGCCACTAATAAGGATTTAGCTAGTGCAATAGAGTATCTAAAGTCAGCTATAGAAATACGTTTAGGTAAATCCCAGAAACGGAAAGAAGCCAGAAAAAAGTATAAGAAAAAACAAATAGAGGCAGCCGATTTTCCTTTTTGGTGGTAGAGTAGTACAAGAGAAACAATTTAGATGGCATTAAAACACGGAAACAAAAGTTACTACCAAGTGCTGATCGATCCAAACAGATCAGAACTTATAGAACAACAGGCAGAGAAAGAGGGTATCCGTGGTACAGCCTGGGTTAGAAAAGTAGCTTATAAAGAACTGGAGCGTATATATCCAAGCACAACATACAAGGTGGCAGAAGCTAAAGATGAGTTGATGTGGAGAGAATCTGTAGAACGTAGGATACAGGGTAGAAAATCAAAATAATGATTTCAGTAACAGCAACACCTAATGACGACATAATGAAGTCGGGCAGTATCTTATGGGAAGTAACATGGCAGAAAGATTTAGAACCGCCTAAAAGTAAAGTAATAATGATGCCTCCTGGGGGCTGGTCTGACCCTATTCTTGAGGATTTTTTACCTAAAGAAGTTATTGAAGAATTAATCAAAAAGTACGGACTAAATGAATAACAATGATTTGATAGAGAACTATCAGCACCAGCTTGCAGAACTGCAAAATCAATTCTGGTTTAATAATTTAGATATGAAAGAATATTGTGTCAGATATGATGCTATTAAGAAACGGATTAATGAATTAGAAAATGAAACGAGAAGAACATCCATCTGGCAAAAAATTAAAATTTTTGCAAGAAAACAGAAGAAAAAACTTAGTAAGATTATTGCTAGATGTAGAGCTTCGTGGGGTAGATCACAAGATTCATATAACTAAAGATGCGAGAGCAGACCTAACCGTTCACGATGGGAGGTGGGTAAACGATCATATAAGGACTGCTATTGTTAAGCATAACTATGAAATCAATAAGATACCAAAACTACAGGTAAAGGATTTCAGTATTAAAGAGATTAGGGAATACGAAAAATCTTCTTTATCTGACGACCAATAGTTTGCCTGTTTTTTCTTTTTGATTCTTTCATTTCTTTTATTGCTATTAAAGCTTCCAGTTCTGCTAGACGACCCAACATTCCTGTTAAAAATAAATCCTGTCTCATCTGGTGTCTTATGAGATGAGTGCAATATCTTTTTACATTATTGAAATCATCACTCTTCATTACTTCCCTACATCGCATTTCAACAGATAACTCCAGTTCTGGTGTAGGGGTTTCAAAATCTATGTTGAAGAAAGTATCTTTGCTCATTTTACTGGAAAGAGTTTTTCTTCAATCATCTTTACGATTGCATCGTCTATATCATTATCAGTTTTAGATGAAGCGTCTTTCAACATCATTAATACTGCTCTGCGTAGAGATTCACTTCTACCAAATTTGATAAACAATCCGATAAAAAACTTTGACATAATGTTTTGTGTTCTTTTTCAAACATACCAAACATTATTGAATCTTGCCTTCTAACCTACTGACCGCTTGACTTAATTTATTTAATCTATTGTAAATATCAATAATAGTTTTTTCTCTACGATTACTCATGTTAGATAAAACCATAACAAAAGCGGTAATTCCTGCACCAATTAAAGCTGCTTGAACCTCTGTCATTTGCTTAAAAGTATATTTATGTCTATTATTGCTAATAAAAGTAAACTATGACAGAAGAAACTAAAAAAGGACCACTTAAAAAACTGAAAGAAACTATTGAGGATAAGGAAGAACAGCTTGCATTTATTTCAGTTGTGGTTCGTTTGGTAGTTGTCGGCTGGAGTGGTTTTATCGTTTCCCTTAATTACATAACGATCCCAGGTTATAGTAACGAACCAAAAGATATTACATTCCCTGCAAGTTTGCTTACGGGAGCATTGGCATCATTTGGTTTAGAAGGTGCAAAGAAACGTGGTGATGGAACATATAAACCTGA